ACTATTGAGACTCTCATGTGGGGAGTTATTCAAGGTGGCACTAACGTGTTCTACAACAATGGCGCTGCGCGTAGTGCAGTAAACACTGCGATCACTCTTGTTAAGCAGCGAGCTATCACTCGTCAGATTAAATCTGAGCGCGGCAAGAAGATCACTTCAATGATCTCTTCTTCAGTACAGTATGGAACAGAAGCAGTCGCACCTGCGTACATTGCTTTCGCTCACACAGACCTCGAGTCAGATATTCGTGAGCTTGCTGGCTTCACACCTACTGAGAAGTACGGATCAATGAAGGCGCTGCCTTATGAGATAGGCAAGATTGAGGACGTTCGTTACATCCTCACTCCTGTTCTCAGCTCTATTCCTAATGCTGGTGGAGCAAAAGGCACCATGGTTTCAACAGGCGGTACATCGGCTGATGTCTATCCTGTTATCTATGTTGCGAAGGATGCTTACGGTCACGTTGCACTGAAAGGTGCTGAGGCCATATCTCCTTCTATCATTAACCCTGGGCAACTCGATAAGTCAGATCCGCTGGGTCAGAAGGGCATGGTTGGTTGGAAGACTTATCACAAGTCATTCATCGCAAACCAAGCTTGGATGGCTCGCCTAGAGTGCGCAGCAACAGCCTTGTAAAAGCAAGAGCAGTAACTGGAAAGAGGGCTTCGGCCCTCTTTTTTTATATCTAAAATTAAGCCGCCCTCGGGCCGCAGGAGTAACAAATGTCAGAATTAAACCTATACAACCTTTCTCACGACGAGCTTAAAGAACAAGCGCGAATCTTGGGAATCGTAGTTAGAGGGAATGTAAGCATAGATACGCTGCGCACTAAGATTAAAGCCGCAGTAGAGATCGAGCCTACGGCAGCTGAAGCTAGCAAGCCGCAGGAAGATCTTGGCAGAAAGAAAGACTGGGTAACGATTGTTATTGCTGAAGATGAGGCAGACACACAGCCAGCGTTTGTTGGCGTCAACGGCAGGTCTTACAGAATTCGACGCGGCGAGCCTGTTGCCGTGCCACCCGAAGTTGTCGCAGTTCTGAATGATGCGCAACAGCTTGTACATAATCCAAAAACGGGTCAAAGCAAGCAGATACCAACCTATCCATTCAGGGTAGAAAGCTAAAGTTATTACCCGCGTTTAACCCGTTATGAGTAGAGAAGACTATGAATTACTTACAACTTTGCCAGAGATTAGTTCAGGAAACAGGAATTGCTGACTCTGGCCCCGCCAATACGGCAGGACAGGTTGGAGATTATGGTCGGATTACCTTTTGGGTTAATGATGCGTGGTTAAAAATACAATCAATGCGCGCAAATTGGCATTGGATGTGGGGGGAGGGAACCGCAGCGTTGTCTGCTAATACCAGCACTGCAACCCTTCCGGCCAACGTAGAAAGCGTCAAGCGCGTTTCGTTGGGTGAGAGTTATTTAGAGCGTCTTAGCTTTGATGACTTTGCGCATGACTACCGCATTATATCAGCGGGTAATCCTGCCGTTTACACGGTTCGTCCAGACGGTTTGCTTTTGTTTAATGCTAAGCCTACTGAAAACAAGACCGTCTCTTACCATTACTACTCAAAGCCTGTATCTCTTACTGAAAACACCTCAGTCCCTGGGCTTCCTGATAGATACCATATGCTGATCGTCTACGAGGCTCTTAGGTCGTATGCGCTGTTTGACGAAGCGCCTGAATTAGAAAGAAAAGCTGTTGGCTATTTTGAATCAATGCTGGCTGATCTGCATCGAGATCAATTACCCGCGCTCAGCGCACCTGCAACTTTAGCCTAGCGGAGTAGTTCATGCCTATAAACTTAGACTACTTTCCAGCAGTCGGCGGTCTTAATCAAGAAGCTCCACCATTGGCTATGCAGCCTGGGGAGCTAGTTGATGTTGCAAATTATGAATGCTTAGCGAGCGGCGGGTATCGCAGAATATTTGGCTATGAATTGTTCGATGGTCAATCTACGCCTTCACAAGTAGTACCAGGAACGGGCGCTGTTGTTGGAGTTCATATATACAAAGGCAACGTCTACGCGCTTAGAGAGGATGCCTCACACGCCCGAATGTATAAGGCTACAAGCGCGGGCTGGGTTCAGCCAAATGCTAGTCAAACTTGGGCCAAGGGCGGCACGTTTAGGTTTTGTAATTACAATTTCCAAGGCCAAGATGCGCAAGAAAAAATGTTCATTGTTAATGGTGTTGATAAAGCGACACAGTTTGATGGCACTACATTTACCACGATTACATCTGGCGCAGGAACAGATAATCCTGGTCTAGTCATTGGGTACAGATACCATCTTTTTCTTGCCGTTGAATCCTCGCTAGTCGGTTCCTCAATCGGCGATCCTCTTTCCTACAGCGCAAACACGGGCGCTGTGGAGATAGCGGTAGGCGATACCATCACTAATCTACAAGAACACGCTAGTGCGCTTATCGTCGGATGCCAAGACTCTACCAAGACCCTCTATGGATCTTCCTCGGCAGACTGGCAGGTTGATGAATTAAACAAGGCTGGCTCTTACGCAGACACTCTTGAGTCTATCGGTGGACAGGTGATGGGCCTCGATAGGCAAGGGTTAATGAGCCTCTCAGCTGCCCAGCAGTTTGGTAACTTTGCTTACGCATCTCTCTCGCAAAAAGTAACAACCTTAGTTAAAAGTTTTACATCCAATCCCCTTAGCGTAGTAAATCGAACGTCGAACCAGTATCGGCTGTTTAATGAAAAGGACGGACTCTACTTTACCTTTGCTGGGCCAGAGCTAGTCGGCGTTACAAAAACAGAATTCCCTGACAAGGTGAAGTGCATCGCCTCCTCTATCGATGAGCAGACTCAAGAGATATCTGTATTTGGATCTGATGATGGGAAGGTGTTCAAGATGGACACTGGCTATCGTTTTAACGGCGTTAATATCTATGCCTATTTGCTTACTAACTTTACTGCTTATTCAGGGTCAACGGTAAATAAACGATTCAGGCTGGTTCAGCCAGATGTTCGCGTTGAGGGTGAAGTGCCTATCCAAATAGCTGTTCGCGCAACAACAGATTATGGCTTAGGTGATTCTTCTCGCGGCGTTTCTTTAGATCTATATCCAGGGCCAGGTTCTTTGTATGACGTTTCATACTGGGATGAGTTCAGGTGGGATACCACTTACTCAAACGATGCAAAAGTTAGGGTTTCTGTGACGGGCGCGAACATGGGGGTTTACGTTGCGACAGACGGCTCTGAGAACGCAGTACATACCCTACACGGAGTAACCCTCCATTATTCCCCACGGAGGCTTAAACGATGAGCAATAATTACGTCCCGAACGAAACCAACTTACTTCCAGGTGAGCTTGCTAGGTCTGCAGACATTAATCTGCGTTACAGTAATGTTATTGCTGGTTTTGATTTGTTGCCAACTCCTCTTGGCTCAGGCCAGACAGGGTTTTCAGCTGCCGTTAATGTTGGAACGCCGACGGCAGACGCTCATGCTGTCACAAAACTATTCGCAGAGACAACTATCGTCACTGCCGCTGAAGTAGCGGCTCTTGCGTATATTCAACCTACCTTGGCTGCACACTTAGCGGCAACGACTGTTCTGCGCGATGAGGCGGCAGCTTCGGCGACTGCTTCGGCAAACTCAGCAGCCGCATCACAGACATCTAGGCTTGCTTCAGAAACAGCTCAGGCTAATGCGGAGACTGCGGAAACTAACGCGGAGACAGCTGAGGCGAGTTCAATTGCAGCTAAGAATGCAAGTCAGGCGAGCGCAACGGCTAGCGCAACATCGGCAGCGGAGAGTGCCACTTCTGCCGCTGAAGCCCTGGCTAGCGAGAACGCTTCAGAGACTAGCGCCACCGATAGCGCGGCCAGCGCAGTAACCAGCAATACGGCGAAGAACGCCGCTCTCGCCGCCCAGACGGCCGCTGAGACAGCAGAAACTAATGCTGAGGCCGCTGAGTCAAA